GAGGTAAACAAGTATCTAAACAGCCAAAAGCGATTGCAAGAAAAACGAAAAAATACAGAAGCTACTCGTAGGTTACAGAATGAGCTTTCTACATACATTAAAAATTGAAGAGAGAAGAATACTTCGAGAGGTTGTTAAAAGAGTACACCTCAAACATCACCCTGAACAATTTTGTACTGATAGGGAAGCAGATAAAGTCATAGCTGTTATTGGTCCTGAAACAGTAGACAAGTTACTTAGGATTGGAGTTAATACAAACATTGATAACGTTTAAGTACAAACCTGATGGTGCTGTATTAAAAGCATTTATGAAAGACAATACTTTTTTTCGTGGCATTAGAGGTCCAGTTGGTAGTGGCAAGTCAGTTGCTTGTAGTATAGAAATATTTAGAAGAGCTTTAATGCAAGAACCTGATAAGTCAGGTAAAAGAAAAAGCAGATGGGCAATCATAAGAAATACTAATCCTCAACTTAGAACAACAACTATTAAGACTTGGCTTGATTGGTTTCCTGAAAACGAATGGGGTAAGTTTGCTTGGTCTGTACCATATACTCATATGATTACAGCAGGTGATCTTGAGATGGAAGTTATCTTTCTTGCACTTGATAGACCTGAAGATGTTAAGAAACTATTATCATTAGAGCTTACTGGGGTGTGGGTCAACGAAGCTAGAGAAATACCTAAGTCTATTATTGATGCTTGTACTATGAGAGTTGGAAGATACCCATCTGTTAAAGATGGTGGTGCTACATGGTCAGGTGTTATCTGTGACACTAACAGTCCTGAAGAAGATCACTGGTGGTCAATCATGTCAGGTGAAGTACCAGTTCCAGACCACATTTCTTTGGAAGAAAGTCGTATGTTAATAAAGCCTGATAACTGGCAGTTTTTTACACAGCCTAGTGGAATGATAGAAGAAAAAGATGAAGAAGGTACTGTCACTAACTATGTGCCAAATAAAAAAGCAGAGAATAGAAAAAATATTTTAGAATCATATTATCCTAACTTGGTGCAAGGTAAAACAAAATCTTGGATAGATGTGTATGTTATGAATAGGCTTGGTAGTATCCAAGATGGTAAGCCAGTTTATAATATGTTTGTAGCTGAAACTCATGTAGCAAAAGAAGAAATACCAGTTGCAGATGGTGTGCCAGTATATATTGGATTAGACTTTGGTCTTACACCTGCGGCAGTCTTTGGTCAAAAGGTTAGAGGTAGGTGGAATATACTACAAGAGATTGTGGCTTTTGATATGGGAGTTGTTAGGTTTGCAGAGTTACTTCGTGCAGAAATAGCAACACGATATGCAAACTGTGAGGTGCATATATATGGAGATCCTGCAGGAGATTTTAGATCTCAAACAGATGAATCTACCCCTTTTCAGATATTGCGAGGTGCAGGATTGACTGCTAGACCTACGCAAAGCAATGATGTTGCGTTACGAATTGAGTCTGTATCATCTGTATTAAATCGCATGGTAGATGGTATGGCAGGGATTTTGATTGACTTTAGGTGTAAAGAATTGGTAAAAGGGTTTGAGGGAGGTTATCAATATCGTAGACTTCAAGTTTCAGGAGAACGATATGAAGATAAACCTCTTAAAGATAGATACTCACATATCCATGATGCTTTGCAGTATTTAATGTTAGGGTCAGGTGAGGGAAGGCAGGTACTAGGCATGAATAAAAAGATAGAAACATTTAATGCTAGAGTAGATTATGATGTCTTTAATCGCAGACCTAAGCAACAAAGAAGGCAAGGCTTATGGGCAAGAATGTAAGGAGAGTCTAATGTGTTTACCTAGAGGCGGCTCAAGTCCACCCCCACCAACTAAAGCAGAAAAAGAAGCTGAGATGGAAACAGAAGCACAAAAAGAAGTTGAAACTCAAAAGAGAGTAGATGCAAGACAAGATGTGCTTGAAGAAAATATTACTACTAAAAGGAAAGGTAGTGGTAGGAGATCATTGCTACGAGGCTCAGGTGGTGGCATAGGTTTCTACAACGAATATGATAGATAATGCACGAAAAGACTGTAGAAAGATTAATCCAAAACTATGAGAAGGCTAAATCTCATAGACTGCATTTCGAAGATGTCTATGATGAAATATTTGATTTTTGTCTGCCACAACGTCAAGGTTTTAAAACTGTAACGATTGGTGAAAGAAGAGATGATAGAATATTTGATGAAACAGCAGTTGTAGGCATTCAAGAGTTTGCATCAAGATTACAGTCTGGATTAACTCCTAACTTTGCTAGATGGGCAGACTTTGTTACTGGTCAGGAAGTTCCTGAAGCAGAAAGAGATGATGTCAATAATGCACTAGATGCAGTGACAGATTATGTATTTGAGATCTTACAGACATCAAACTTTGCACAAGAGATACATGAGTGCTTTATAGACTTGGCACTTGGCACTGCTGTCCTTTGTGTTATGGAAGGTGATGCAGTTAATCCTATTAGGTTTCAATCTATTCCATTACCACAAGTTGTATTAGATACTGGACCTGATGGTAAGGTAGATCATGTGTATCGTGAAAGACATATTAAGAATGAAGATTTAATTGTTGCATACCCTAATGGTATATTTACACCACAGATGTTAGAGAATGTATCAAAGAATCCTGATGCTAAAACAAAAATATTAGAAGTTTCTTGTAAGCTATATGATGATCCAAATGAAGAAAAATATGGTTATTATGTTATAGATCAGGGTAATAAAGAAATGATTATGGCTGAAACATATAAAGGTGTTGGATCAAATCCATTTATAGCTTTTAGATGGAGTAAAGCAAGTGGTGAAATATATGGTAGAGGTCCTGCTCTAAATGCACTTAGTGCAATCAAGACTTGTAATCTAACTATAGAAATGGTTTTGGAAAATGCACAGATGGCTATATCAGGTATTTATCAAATAGATGATGATGGTGTTATTAATGTTGATACAATAAACTTAGTCCCCGGCACAGTCATTCCAAAAGCACCAAACTCTCAAGGACTACAGCCAATTAGAGCCGCAGGTTCTTTTGATGTAGCAAACTTAATTTTAAATGATATGAGGAATAATATAAAGAGAGCTTTGTATAATGATATGTTAGGTGATCCTAATAAAACACCTGCATCAGCTACAGAGGTTGCAGAACGTATGGCAGATCTGTCAAGAAAGATAGGATCAGCTTTTGGTAGACTGCAATCTGAAATGGTACAACCATTATTACAAAGAGTTGTCTATATATTACAGAAGCAGGGTCGAATAGAAATGCCAACAGTAAATGGTAGAGAAGTTAAGATTCGCAGTGTTTCTCCCCTAGCACAAGCACAAAGCAATCAAGATATTGTTTCTCTTAATCGTTTTCTACAAACTGTGGCAGGATCATTCGGTCCTGAGATATTAAATATTTTGATATCATCAGAAGAAACTGCTCTCTATTTAGCAAAGAAGTTTGGTGTACCTGATAACTTAATTAGAGATGCAGATGAAAGAGAACAATTAATTAGATCAGTACAGCAGATGCAACAGATGCAACAACAAGGAGAACTACCTAATGCCGCAACACTTGGGGGTTGACGGATACCCTAGACCCAAAGAGCAAGACGAACAAATTTCCAAAGTAATAGAATCAGTATTCAAAACTCCAAATGGTTTGGAGATGTTACAGTATTTAAAGTCAATAACTATCGAAGCAGTTAGTGGTGCTAACATTTCAGATGCAGAGTTAAGGCATTTGGAAGGACAAAGATATTTAGTGGCTTTAATAGTTAAAAGAATCAATCATGCAGTGAGGTTAAAAAAATGAGTGAAGAACAAACAACATCAATAGAACAAACAGAATCAGCTACAGATACCCCAACCGAAACAAGTGTGCCTCCCACATCTGTTGAGTCTGTAGCTGAACCAACTAGACCTGAAGGCTTACCTGAAAAGTTTAATTCATGGGAAGATATGGCTAAGTCATATTCAGAGTTAGAGTCATGGAAAGGTAAGAAAGAAGAAGATATAAAAGCTAATGTTTTACAAGAGTTAGAAACAGAAGCCTATGCTAATAGACCTGCTAGTGCAGGTGATTATATAATACCTGAAATATTAGATGAAGGAGAAGCGGCAACTAATCCTTTGCTAAAATGGTGGTCAGAATATTCTTGGAATAACGGACTATCACAAGAAGAGTTTGATGAAGGTATTACTAAATGGGCAGAGTACAATACTTCTGATGAACCTGATCTTGAGCAAGTTAAAAAAGACTTAGGTGATAATGCAAACTCAAGGGTAGAAGCTACACAGTTATTTGTTAATAAGTTTTTTCCTGAAGAACTAAGAGATGCTGTGGCAGAGCTTGGCACAAGTGCTGAAGGTATAAAAGCATTAGAACTTATACAAAGATCAATGCAACAAACAGCACCTAATGCTCAAGCACAATCACCATCTAAAGTTACGATTGAAGATCTTATGGCTAAGATGCGAGATCCTAGATACTATGATCCTGCAAGAAGAGATAAGGCATATGTTCAAGAAATAACTGATGGCTTTAAGAGAATTTAATGGCGAGGGTATCTATGATGGATACCCTATAGTCAAATCACATATTAAACATTTAAGTTATCTGCAAAATAATATGAGAGATGCAGATGTTAGAGAGTGCATGATACATGGTGCAACACCTTTTCGTGCTTTGATGGCAGGTATCCGTGAGCCTAATAGTGAAAGTTTTACTGTTATGGTTGATGGGCAACCTGCATTTATCTTTGGCTGTAATCCTATTTTGGATAATATGATTGGCAAAATATGGGCATTAGGCACATATGATATATACAAAATACAAAAAAAGTTTCTTAAATGGTGTGTGCCAGTAGTTAATTACTTTCAAAATAAGTATTATCAGCTAGAAAATGTTGTACCTGCTGACCATGCAAAGACATTACAATGGTTAGATTACATAGGTTTTGAAGTTATAGAACAACCTATAATGATTAATGGTTTTGCTGTTTTGCGATTTGTACGTTGCAAAGGCGAAAAAATTTTGGTAAATAAAGAATATAGCCCAGTTTGTAGCTGATAGCCCTAACGGATAACTAGATGAAGCTAACATTGGATAACTAGATAAAATGTAACTTTAACTTTTTAGTGGAGAACTGAAATGGCTAATACAATAGATACAGCCTTTATTACCCAGTTCGAGACCGAAGTGCATTTAGCTTATCAAAGAATGGGTAGTAAATTAAGAAATACTGTCCGTACTGTAGCTAACGTACAAGGAAATACAGCAAGGTTTCAGAAAATTGGTACTGGAACTGCGAGTACTAAATCTCGAAATGGACAAGTAACACCAATGGAACTAGCACATACAACTGTAGATGTAACAATGCAGGACTTTTTTGCCGCAGAGTTTATCGACAAGTTAGATGAGCTAAAGACCAATATAGATGAGCGACAAGCTGTGGCAACAAGTGCGGCGGCGGCTCTTGGAAGAAAAACTGACGAGTTGCTATATACTGCAATGGATTCAGGTGCTAATAGTACACAGATACATGACACAAGTTCTGCTGTTCAAAAAGCAGATTTGTTAGCTGTATTTGAAACTTTTGGTACTGCAAATATTCCAGAAGATGGTGGCAGATATATTGCTATGCACCCAAAGGGATATGCCGACTTATTTAATATTACTGAGTTTGCATCATCAGACTTTGTTGGTGAGCAGAACTTACCTTTTGCAGGTGGCATGACAATGAAAGAATTTTTAGGATTTAAGATTTTTTCTACTGCGGCTATCACAGCAGGTAAGAATATGGCATATCATACTACTGCTGTTGGTTTAGGTATCGGTGCTGATGTAAGTACAGAACTAAACTACATTGCAGAAAAAGTATCTCATTTAGCAACCTCAATGATGTCTATGGGTGCTGTTGTTATTGATAACAATGGTGTCTATGAACTCCTTGATAATAATTAATAGGAGGGTTAGATGGCTTATAGTGCAAGTGGCTTACACAGAATTGGTGGAGCAAGTGGTGTTAACTTATGGATTTATCAAACTACAGATACAATAGCTACTGTAAACTCAGCAGGTTATTTTACTGGTGAATCTATAAATATGTTAAATGTTCGTGACTTGGTAATTGTGCAGGATACGAATACACCAACAACTAACTTTGTAACTGTCTTATCAAACAATGGTACTACTGTAGATGTTTCAGATGGTACTGCTGTTGCAGAAACAGACGGAGATTAGGAGTAGGGGGAGCAATCCCCCTATCTTTATATGACAAGTACAAGAGCAAATTCATCAATAGATATAGCATCAAGAGCCTTAGTTCTTATTGGTGCAGAGCCTATTACTTCATTTGACTCTTCAAGTACTGAAGCCTTAGTAGCAACTAATATGTATGAGGATACAGTTAGAGCCATGCTATCTACAGCAAGATGGCGATTTGCTACAGAACAAGCAGTTCTAAATCAATTGTCAGATGTGCCTACTGGTAGGTTTGATATTGCTCATCAATTACCTAGTAATTTACTAGTATTACATGGTGTTACTGTAAATGATAATCTTATAGAGTTTACAGTATATGGAGATAAGGTATTTAGTGATGCAACATCATCAGATTCTTTAGTTGCAGATTTTACATTTAGAGCAGATGAAGTTGATTTTCCATCATACTTTTCTTTAGCTTTGCAATATTCATTGGCATCTATCTTTGCCACATCAATAGCTAGAGATGATAGACTTATGCAAATGATGGAAACAAAAGCTAATCAACTAATGGCAAAAGCAAGAAACATAGATGCACAACAACAGACAACAAGAAAATTAGTTACATCAAGATTTATTTCTAATAGGAGAAGTTAAATGGCTAGAGTAAGAGTGCCATTAAATAACTTTCAGTTTGGAGAGATAAGTCCTTCTTTAACATCTAGGACAGATACAAAAGTATATACTAATGCAGGTGAGCAGGTAAGAAACTTTTTTATTAGATCTGAAGGTGGTTTAAAAAAAAGAACTGGTACAAAAAGATTACATAACTTTGGAAGTAATCCTGCATTTACTGCACTAGCTAGTCTTAGACAAAGTGTGAGAATAGAACCTTTTATATTTTCAGATGATGAAAGATATATAATAGCATTTAGTAATACAAGGATAGAGATATTTCAAATTAGTCCTACTGATGGCAGTGTGTCATCTATACAAGCAATTACTGGACAATCATGGTTAGTGAATACAACATCAGCATCTTATCTTGAAGAGATTACTTTTGCACAGCAAGGTGATCTAATGTTTATATGTCATAATACTTTTCAAACAAGAATATTGGAAAGAACTGGTCTTACTACATTCTCAGTATCAACATTTAACTTTGATACCTCAAGAGATGGCAATGACATTTTTCAGCCATATTTTAGTTTTCAACCATTAGGTATGACTCTTATAGCAACTAATACAACTGGAAGTGTTACATTGACTGCATCAGGAGATTATTTTGTATCTAATCATGTAGGAACTGATTTGTTGATGGGAGGTGTAAGATGTCGAATAACAGCTTTAATTAGTGCTACAAAAGTAACTGCAACTATTAATGGAACATTAAGACAGCAACTAGAAATAGATAGTCTTAAAACATTTGAGGGTAGTGGCACAGTAAGAGTTACTAAAGCATTACATGGATTAGCTGTTAACTCAACTGTTACCTTTGAAAGAGCAGGTGCAGTAGGGGGCATAGCAAATAGTAATATAAATGGTGCAAGAGTTATAACTGCTGTACCTGATGAAAATACATTTGAGTTTACAGCAGGAAGTAGTGCAACTGCTACATCTAGTGCTATAGGTGGTGGTAGTCCTCGTATTATAACAAATGCGGCTACTACTGAATGGTCAGAACAAAGTTATTCTGCTTATCGTGGCTATCCTGCGGCAGTTACCTTTCATCAAAATAGACTTTGGTTTGGTGGCACTTTGGCACAGCCTGATGGAATATGGGGTAGTAAATCAGGTTTGTTTTTTAATTTTGATGTAGGTGATGCTGAAGATAATGATGCTTTAGATCTTACTGCTAATGTGGGTGAGATATTTTCTATTAGACATTTAGTATCTAATAGAGATCTACAGATATTTACTACTGGTGCTGAGTTGTTTATTCCTACTGTTGCTAACAAACCAGTGACTCCTGCTAATGCACAGATTAGAAGGCAGACACCTTTTGGTTCTAGCTTTGTTAGACCTACAGTATTTGATGGTGCTACTTTATTTATACAAAAAACTGGTAGTGCATTGAGAGAGTTTTTATTTACAGATGCAGAAAGTGCATATACATCTGTAGCTGTATCAGGTCTTGCACCACATCTCATACTAGATCCAGTACAGCAAACATCTATTAAAGGTGCTTTGAATAGAAGTGAGTCTTATGCCTTTTTAATAAATAATGATGGCACTATAGCTGTATTTTATTCTGTAAGAGGAGATCAAAAAGCAGGGTGGAGTTTGTGGGATACACAAGGATTGTGGCATAGTATCTGTGCAGTACATGAAAGATTGTTTGTAGTCTGTGCTAGAGATGATGGCTCAGGCACTACTAAGTTGTTTTTAGAAGAGTTTCAGACAGATATGCCTATGGATTTTTGTAATACATTTAGTGGCAGTGCCAGTGTATTTGGTAGTTTAACATCACACTTTAGTAATAATGCAGTAGTCAAAGCTACAAATGGTAATGATTTTTTAGGTGAGTTTACAGTGGCAAGTGGCGAGATAGATGCTAGTGCTGTAAAAAGTGGATTAAGTCAGGCATTTATAGGATATGCTTTTACACCTACACTTAAAACTTTGCCTATAGATGCCGCTATACAAGGTGGTCCTTTAACTGGAGAGCCTAGACAAATACCTAAAGTCATATTAGATTTACATTCAACACTTGCTGTAAGTGTGCAAGGACCAAGTACAACATCAACAAGTAGAGATTTAGTTATAAGGAATACAACTGATACTGTAACTACTGGTTTTATGGAAAGATCTTCTGTAACTGGTAAAGAAGAGTTTAGGTTGTTAGGGTATAGTCGTGATCCTAGAGTTATAGTATCACAGTCTTTTCCTTTAGATTTACAGATTAACGGAATGATAGTAGAGGTGGCATTTTAATATGGGATTACCATTAGCATTAGCAATAGGTTCAACTGCAATATCTTTTATGGGTTCTATGAGTGCGGCAAGAGCAGCAAAACGAGAAGCCGCACTAAGAGCAAGACAATTAGAAACACAAAAGAAACAAGCAAGACTTAGAGCATTACAAGAACATAATGTTCGTATGAATAGTTTAAAAACATTTATAGGAATGAACCAAGCATTGTCAGGAACTATGGGTAGAGATATAGGTAGTGATAGAAGTTTGAAAGCTATAATAGATCGAGCAAGAAGAGAAACTTCTGTTAGTGTAGATAGAGCAAGAACACAACTTGCAGGAGAACAAGCACAAAGATCTTTTGCACAAAGAATGGCAGTTATGAAAGGCAATAATTTAGCACGAGCATATAGATTTCAAGCCTTTGGTACTTTAATGAGAGGTGCTTATCAAGCTGATAGATTATCAAGTGGTAAAGATGTAACGAGTATATAATGGTAGAATTTATTAGAGCAAAACGATCATCATTTATAAACAAGCCAGTAGGTGTAGTATCTGTTGATACTGGTGGCATACAAGCGGCTAAAGTACAAGCTGATGTATTTAATAGTTTGGCTACTATGTATTTTAAAGATGCAACAGAGCAAGAAATACAAAAAGGTAAAGATTTTGTAGCAAATTTATCTACAAGAAAAATGATTGTAGAAGAATCTGATCCTATGGGCAATCCAACTGTAGTAAGAAGTGAACTTGATTTTAGACCTCTTGATGCTTCTCTTAGTAAAGTGGCACAACAAACAGCTAAACCATTATTAGAAAAAAAATATGCCTTAGCATTATCAAATGATATATCTAAAAATATAGAACAAATAAGATTAGATTCTTCAGACTCTAATGACTTTCAAACAAAAATTAATAATTTTATACCTGCATATATTGAAGAAATAAATAAGTTAGGTGGTGGTGATTTTACATCTCAAATACAAGAAGGTGTAGCAAAGTTATCTACTCAACATTATTTTGATATGGCTTTAGATGAAAAGAAACTCAATATAGTTAATCAGGCACAAGATGGTGAACTTGCAGTAAGAAACTCTGCTCAAGAAATAACAGCCGAAGCATCAAACTATATTAATTCAGATTTGCCATTAGAAGAATTAATTAAACAGTTACAAATACAAAAGAAAGAAACTAAAGGTGTTTTTGATGGTATGGTATCTGAGTTTGGATTAACTGGCTTCACTAAAACTCAAATAAATAATAATAATCTTTTGATTTCTACAGCTATACCAGTAGGTTTAATGAAAGGTTATTCTCGTGGCAAAACATCTTTGCAAATAGAACTAGCAGAAAGATATATTGGGAATGGTCAAAAAGATCCAAGAATATCAGAAGATGAATATAAAGTTTTAGATGCTATTAAAAAATTAGCAGGAAAAAATATAAGTATAGTTAGAGCAGAAGCAAGAACATTATCAGCAGGTCAAAGACAAGTTCAATCTGATGAAAGTGTAGAAGAACAAAAAGCAAATAGAAAACTTGAAGAAGATGAAGCTAAGATAAAAGAAAGTTTAGTTACACAACAAAATAATAGTAACTTTGATATTTTTATAACAAATGAATCACCTGATAATATTGTTAATGATTGGATAGAAAATGGACAATGGAATGAAGAAACATTTAGATCATTAAATGATAGAATAATGAAAAGTATTGGTGTTAAAAATAAAGATGCTACATTTGGTTTTATAAATAACGGTGATAGAGAAGCAAAATATTTACATCAAGATTTAATTACTCAAACAGTACATAAATTATTTCAACACCCTGATACAATTAATACAGCAGACTCTTTAGCAAGAGTAAATGTAAAACTTACTAATCCAAATAAACAAATTAATCTAACTAAAGAGGAGCAGACATTTTATGATGCAATGCAATCTTTAGCTAATAATTATCAAGATGGTCGTAGTGCAGGTTTAGGTTTAATACAAAGAAAAATAAATGCTTTACGAATTGATAGTGGTGGATCTTCAACATCATCAGCACAAACTGCAAGTCAAAATAATACTATCCAAAATGATAGTAGAAGAATTTATACGAACGATAAAACTAATAAACAAAATAGAGATATTACATATGGTGTAACAGTAGATACTTTTTTAACAAAAGGTAAACCTGACTCTTTTGACCCTGCTAACAATGATAATCATAAAGCTTTGGATAGACATATAATGAGTGGAGGTATGTCACAAAGATTAATACAAACTTTAAGTTCTTTATCAGATGGTAATTTTTCAACAAATAGTGCTTCTGATGAAGCCGCCGCTTTATTAGGATTAAGTTATTGGAGCAGATATAGTAATGTTTCAGATACAAGCTCTACATTGCCATTTAATGTTCTTGTACGAGATGGTGGTTTAACAAATACACAAAATAGTATTTTAGCTATGGCGGCTGATCTTTATACAGACTTCAAAGGAAAAACTGAAATATTTAATACAAAAGGCACTGGTCCAAATGGTCAAGTAAGATTGACACAAATAATAAGACTTATTAAAGAAACTGGTCAAGTGCCATTTAATAAAGAAAGTATAAAAGAATATGGTGATAAAGTTGCAATAAGTGATCCTGCTACTACATATCTTGCATCATTAGGTTTACGAACTAATGAAATATTAGATTTTAAATCAGTTGCTAAAATAGGAATGAAATTAAATATAGAAGAACCAAAGTTAAGATCTATCATTATGGATATGAAAGATAAGCTTTATGTTGATAATGGATTTGTTATTGATCCATTTTTTTCATCTATACAAAGTAAATCTAAATTTGGGTTTCAAAGAATGATTCCAAATCAGGAAAAAAGAGAACAAATAATTAATTTAATTAATGCAGATCTACCCGATAATGCAATGCTTTTTAATACTACATTTGTACAGCCTAAAACAGTATTAGATGATGAATTTGAAGATACAGATTATGATGGCACAGAAAGACCTACTACTGGTATATTCAAAGATGTACAAGAAAAACTTAAAGTAGGACAAGGAGCAACAGATGTATTTGGTAAAACACTTGCTGTGCTTGAACAACAAACTCAAGCAGAAGGTGTGCCTGATAAAAAAATAACAAAAAAAGGTGTAAGTGTTGTTAAAGATCAAATATTTCTAGTTCCTGTTGTTACTCCATTTACAGGTGGTGATACACAAAAATCTAATGTTTTATATCAAGCAGTTTTTTTTAATAATAAATATGGTTCTTTTCAACCTTATCTTCCTGATGGACAACCTAAAGTATATAATTTAGATAGCTTACTTAATGCTACAAAAACAACAGAAGAAATAAATGAAAGCATAGATGTTGTTACTTCACAAGAAGATGAAAGTGTAATGAAGATAACAGGTCAAAAAGCTCGTAAAGGTGAAAGTATAGAAACAAAAGCACAAAAGATATTAGAAGAACGCAATAAAACAGTTAGAACTTTTGGTGGTGATTAATGGTTGATGTATTCTCTAGTGGTAGATTTGCACCTGAAATATTAAGTGAAGATCAATTATTTAGATTACAAACTCGTGGATCAGTGCCACAATTTACACTTAATTCAACTGACTCTCCTAGTTTTGGTGATACTATATCAGCACAACTTGGCTATTCTTATATGCCATTGATTAATGCTGTTGAAAATGCAGTAAGATATAGAGATGAAGTAGATAATGAATATGAGCCATTACGAGATATGATTGGTTATGAAGAGTTTGTTGATGATCTTATTGATGCAAAAAATGCAGAGCATATGAGAGATCTAAAACAGCAGATTGATGAAAACAAAGAACGTAGACAAATACTTGCTCAAAGCTCTATACCACAACAACTTATATCAGGTATATTTGATCCAATAAATCTTTTTGCTATACCTTTTGGTGGTTTTACAGTTAGTGCGGCTACTGCCGCTTTTCGCACTGGTAGAGGTGTAGGTATATTAACAGCAGGTCAAGAAGCATTAAGATATCCTTTTGATCCTTTAGCTACTGGTCAAGAGGTTGCAGGTAATATAGCTTTTTCTGTATTAGGTGGTGCAATTATTGGTGGTGCTACTGGAGCAGTAGTAAGTAGGCAAGTTGGTGCATTAAAGAAATTAGAAGAAGATAGTTTACAATTAATTAAAACTATTGATGAACAATCTACAGATACTACGTTATTACAAAAAGCAATAGATAGTAAATTAGATAGACCTTTTGCTATAGATAAAGAAGTAAAGGTTGGTAAAGATGGTAAGTCAGAGCCAATATATACTACAGAATATTTACAAGGATTAAAGAAAGCATTGCCAAATGAAAGATTTGGTAATGAAAAAAGGAAAGCAGATCAAGAAAGAAAAGGTTTTGATATATTGGCAGATAACTTGCCAAATTTACAGTCAAGATTAAAAGATGCAAAAAAAGATTTACAAGATTTTGAAGCAACAAAAGCATCTTTTTCAAAAGAACAGTCAGATTATGTTAAAACAGAATTTATAAATCGGATTAAAAAATTAGAAAAAGATATAGAAAATGGAAATGCTTATAATAAGACTGTAAAAGATTTAGCAGATAATCAAAGAATATTATCACAACTTGATGCAGAACTTTCTTTTAGAAGAGTAGAAGAAGATGCACAGTTAAATACAGAAATAGAAGATCCACTATCATTAGAAAAAAATTGGTTTACAGAAAGTTGGTTTTATAAAGCAATTCCAACACCACTTAAAAGTGCATTATCAAGTGCAATACCAACAATAACTAAATTAGATTTTGTTAAATTAATTGGTGATAGTGCCATGAATTTAACAAAAACAAAATTTGGATTAGCTACAGAAAACTCTGTATATCAGTTATCTAAAATAAGAGAAGGTGAATGGGTAGCTACACATGATGTTCTAAGAACAATTTATAAAGAACAGTTTGGTAAAAATCTTTATGCTATGGATATAGATATTGATGATGCTGTATCAAGGTTAAGAAAAAGAACAACTTACCATGATTGGTTAGAAGGTACTTATACAAAAATATTAAAAGGTGAAAAATTAACTGATATCGAAAAAAGAGTTAAATCTCAAATAGACTCATTCTTTGAAAGATGGGAAACAAGACTAAGAGATGCAGGTATTATAGGTGACACAGCATCTATTGCTAAAGATATAGAAAAAAAACAACTAAGAGTATTTAAAGATGTAAGAGAGCTTAGAGATCTTGCAGTATTAGACGCAGAAATGACTGTGAAATACCAACAAATATTAGATGAACTAGATGCACAATTTATGGGTCAAGCTGAAAAAGTTGGTTTAAGTGAAAAACAGTTAGAGTTTCTTGAGTCATTAAAAATGAAAAAACAGCAAGGTACTTTTTTACCTTCAGGTTTGCAAAAGAAAAAAAATAATATAATTAAAAGGTTAGCTAGAAATAATTTTGAAATACAAGATTTAAATATAAATCTAAAAAATGCTAGACAAAAGAAAGTACTACCTGCAAATGAGGAGTTTTTCTTTCCAAGATATTGGTCAGTAGATAAAATAAAAAATAATAGAGAGAAGTTTGCTCAAGTATTAACAAAGTGGTTTACAGATAACCCTACAGTTATGGTGACTAAAGCAGATGGCACAAAGTTAAGGAGATCTGCCGAAACACCTGAAGAAATAAGCAGGGCAACAACTGCTGATGCTATTGCTAAGAGAGTAGACAGCACTATAAAAGCTATAACAAAAGAAGGTGCTGATCTTACAGATGATTCTTTTGCATTTTATGGTTATGGCAAATCACAACATTTTAGACATAGAGAATTAGATATTCCTAATGCTTTAGTTACTGATTTTATAGAAGTAAATCCAGTACAAGTTATGAGAATATACACTCAAAGAGTAGCACCAAAATATGAATTTAATAAAATGTATGGTGGTAGAACTATTGATGAAGTTCTTGATGATATGGACAATGATATGATGAACGCAGGTATCTCAATGCGTGAAATCAATAAAGTTAGAAAAAACTTTTTACATTCTTATGATCGTGTTGTTGGTAGAGTTTTAACTAATCCTGCAAGATTAGATATGAGATTTGCTAATATGTTACGAGATTTAGCACAACTTAATTATTTAGGATCAGCAGGTATATCAAGTATTCCTGATGCCGCCAAAGTATTGATGGAGCATGAACTTAAAAATGTATTCAAAGGTTTGTATGGAATACTATCAGACTCAAAAGTACGAATGACAAGAAAAGAACTTAGAATTGCGGCTGAAGCATTAGAGATATTACAAGGTGATGCACACATGAAGTTTGTAGAGGATTTAACTAATAACCCTCTTGAAACTGGATTTAGAACTAAAGCAAGAAGTTTATTCTATATACTTAATGGATTAGCACCAATAACAAACGTTATTAAAAAACTTGATGGTATTATAAGACAGCATGAATTAATTGAGTTTAGTGTAAAAGAACATAATGGCACTGCTACTGCTAAAGATATTCAATATCTTAGAAGATATGGTATAGGCAAAGAGCAAAGTCGAGAAATAGCTAGTGCAGGGTGGGAAGTATCAGAAAATGGTATGTATTTAGCTAATACTGATAAATGGAATACAAGTATAGTTTTTCCAGATACAACAGCTAAGATTATATATGGCAAAACTGGTAAAACTATAGAAGGTAGATATGTACCTGCATTATTTAGAAAAAGTGAAAATGCTATACTTATTGATAGAGATTATATTAAAGGTGAAATGTTTGAGTCACAAGCATGGACTAATCCAAAGCTAGAGGGTGTAAAGCCTTTATCTATAAATCAATTTAAAGAACCTGAAGATTGGTTAAATTTTGTAGTGATGCACGAAATTATGCACACTAGAAATTCTGCAAAAAGTTTAGGAATAGATTTAAGAAAAAAAGGTGGTAAGGCAGAATATGAGAATAAAATTAATGACTTAGCATTAGCAGAAATAAAAAAACAAAAGAAAGTATCAGAAGATACAATAGATAAATTTAGAGTAGCTATGAACTCAGGAGTTGCTAATACTGTGGTTATGGGTACACCTGCTGATAAACCAATTATCTCTGATGGTGTAGCATATATTCCATCATGGATTGGAGAGAAGTTTGGATTAAAAGAAGATGCTAGATTTAGAGGATATACAAGAGTAGAAACTGGTTTAGCAGGATTACCATTCCAATTTTTTAGTTATAGTTTTGCGGCGGCTAATAAAATTACAGCGGCTATGGCAACTGGACAAGCTAAAAATAGAGCTATATCTATGGTAACTAGTATGGGGTTAGCATATATGTCCTTATCAATTAAGTATGAACTTAATGGTACTGGTTACATTTGGGATAAAATGTCAATAGAAGATAAGATGGCTAGAGCATTTGATGCTTCAGGATTAGCGGCAATATATAGTGATGCTTTTTATACAGCAATGCAAACCTCATTGGCACTAGATGGACCTGATATATCAATGGGTTTATTACAGCCAAAGTTTCCACAAGATCCAAGTTATGTTGATGCTTTTACTGCTATAGGTGGTGCAGGTCCTAGTATTGGATACGATCTTACAGAGGGTGCATACAAGTTTGCAGTAGAGGGTGACATGAAAGGTGCATCACAATTTGTTAAAAATTTACCATTTATGAGATTGTGGTTTTTGCGAGATTATGTTAACGAATTTGGAAGAATGTTGCAAGACACAGACGAAAGTGATATAGATAGATTACTGAGGAATAGATTTTAATGACTATAGCTTTAAGTGCAAATACACCACGAGTGAGTTACACAGTAAGTCAGGGAGCAACTCAAACCTCATTTGCTGTACCATTCGTATTTTTTACTGGATCAACAGATTTAAATGTATTTGTTGATGGTACTGAACGTACCTTTGATGCAAGTACAAGTAATACTTCATTGTATACTGTGAGTGGTGGCAATGGTTCTACTGGAACTGTAACAACTTCTGTCACTGGTGCTACTGGTGGCAGTACTGTTGTTATCACTCGTGATATACCTTTATCAAGAACAACAGACTTTCCAAGTTCAGGTGCTTTTGAGATAGCTAAACTTAATACTGAACTTGACACCCTTACTGCTATTCAGTCTGATTTTAATGATAATGTTGATAGAACCATCAGATTACAAGAGTTTGATGATGCGGCTACTATGACATTGCCTCTAAAAGATGCAAGAAAAGGAACAGTATTAGGATTTAATGCTACTACTGGAGCGGCTGAAGCAGGTCCAACAATAGCTAATGTTAATTCTTTATCTGCTATTACTGCAAATATTAATACAGTAGCAGGAATTAGTAGTAATGTTACAACAGTTGCAAGCAATAATTCTAATGTCAGTACAGTTGCAGGTATTTCAAGTAATGTTAGTACAGTAGCAGGGATAGCTAGTAATGTTACTACTGTAGCAGGTAAAGCATCATTAATTACATCTGATTTTGCCGCTGATATGGCACTTATAGATAGTACATTTGTATCAAAAATTAATTTAGTTACTAGTGATTTTGTCACAGATATGTCAGTTGTAACATCAGATTTTATAGCTGATTTAAATGCACTTGCAACTACTGCAATAATTGCTGATTTAGATTTATTAGCTACATCAGATTTTGTATCTGATTTAAATGCAGTAGAGGGAATAAAAGCTAATGTCACTACTGTTGCAGGTATCGCAAGTAATGTCACATCTGTTGCAGGAAACTCAAGTAATATTAATTCTGCTGTATCTAATGCAAGTAATATTAATGCCGCAGTTAGTAATGCTAGTAATATTAATTCTGCTGTAAGCAATGCTACTAATATAAACTCAGTAGTAAGTAATGCTAGTAATATAAATACAGTAGCAGGTGCAATAACTAATGTTAATAATGTTGGTGGATCAATATCAAATGTAAATACTGTTGCATCTAACTTATCAGGTGTGAATAGCTTTGCTGAAAGATATAGAGTACAATCAGGTGTGCCAAGTTCTGATAATGATGTTGGTGATCTAGTTTTTGATACTGCGGCTAATACACTTAAAGTGTTTGGATCAAGTGGTTTTCAAAATGCTGGGTCATCTGTTAATGGTACATCAGAAAGATTTACATACAATATTACTGGCACACCTACAACATTAACTGGTGCATCAGGTACTGGCTTTGCAGAAGCTAATAGTAATACTTTAGCATATGATGCTGGGTTTATTGATGTATACCTAAATGGTGTAAAGATGGTGAATGGTACAGATGTAACTGTAACGTCAGGTACTTCTGTTGTTTTTGCTAGTGCATTATCTAATGGTGATGTAGTTGATATTGTAACATTTGGTACATTTCAAGTTGCAAATATTGTGTCTACTGGTGCATTGAACTCAGGATCAATAACTAGTGGGTTTGGTAATATTGATAATGGTACATCTACACTTACTACTGGTAATTCGGATATAAACGGAACACTAAACGTACAAGGAGAAACTACACTACAAACACATCTTAATATGGGTGATGCAGATATAATAAAGCTAGGTGACAGTGGTGATTTACAGATTCAACACACTGGTAGTTTATCAAGTATTGTTGATAGTGGTACTGGAAGTTTGTTTATTGGTGGTAGTACTGCTGTAGGCATAATGAACTCAGCACTCAATGAATATTTGATAAATGCGATTGCTGATGGTGCAGTAGAACTTTATCACGATAATAGCAAAAAGTTTGAAACTACTTCTAGTGGTGTAACTGTTACTGGTAATATAGCTAATGCTAGTGGTGATTTTACACTTGATGTTGCAGGAGACATTAGCATAGATGCTGGAGGTGGCGATACTAGATTTAAACATGGTGGCACGGAATTTTTAACAGTTCAAAGTGATAGCAGTCTCGTCATATTTAAGGCAGTTGTACAAGATAAAGATATTCAGTTTAGAGGTAATGTTGGTGGTACTAACACCACTATGCTTACCCTTGATACATCAGAGGGTGGTGATGCAACTTTTAATGGTAAAGTTATTGCAGATACATTTACTAAATCTGATGATACCAATACACAAATTAATTTTTTAGGTAGTGATGTAACTCAATTTAAAAATGGTAACTCTGAAAGTGCAAGATTTATTGCATCTACTTTTTTTAAGGCTGGTAATAGAAATGGAACTTATAGAGATGCTACTGGTCAATTTGGTGAGTTTCAGACAGATCATGGTGGCAATCCTGCAATGGTTTTTCAAACATCAGATGGAAGTTATGCAGGTGGTGCAACTCAAGTAATTGTTGTTAGGGCAGCAAGTAGTAGTTATAACTTCTTAGAGTGTTACTCAGGTAATGGTGCTGATAGAGAAATTAGACTACAAGGTGATGGCACTGTCCATGCTGATGGTGCTTACAGTTCAAGTGGTGGTGACTATGCCGAGATGTTTGAATGGAAAGATGGTAACACCTCTAATGAAGATAGGGTAGGAAAAACTGTTGTGCTTGATGGAAATCAAATAAGATTGTCAACAAGTAGTGATGCACAATCAAGCATCATAGGAGTTGTATCTGCAAGACCAGTAATTCTTGGTGATGCTCAAAGTGAAAAATGGAAAGATAAATTTGAAACAGATAATTATGGAAGATATATTTATGAAGAATACACACAAACAGAATGGGCAGAAGAAGCAAGTGATGGAGCTAAAAATTTAAAAACCTACAATACAGATAAAATACCAAGTGATGTTACTGTACCTAAAGATGCAAAAGTGACATCTAAAGATGAGAATGGTGATAACTTAAAAAGAAAAAAACTTAATTCAGCATTTGATGCAAGTAAAACCTATATTCCTAGAGAAGATAGAAAAGAGTTTAGTCCTATAGGTTTGGTAGGTAAACTTAGAGTTAATGTTGGGCAAACTGTTGGTGATAGATGGATTAAGATGAGAGAAATATCTGATACAGTTCACGAATATTTAGTGAGGTAGAAATGACAAGAGCAAGAGATATATCCAACGTAATAACTGATGCTAACTTGGGTGGCACACTAGATGTCAGTGGTGCTTTTACATCTCAAGGAATAGACGATAATGCAGATGCTACTGCTATGACTATATCAAGTGATGAAGATGTAATGATTGGTACAACAGATGAATCATCAGGTGCAAAATTTATTGTTGGTAGTACGAGTGATGATAAAAGAGCATTCATTCAAGGTAGCAATCAATTTAGACTTGGTTTAAAAAATGGAAGCAATAATCATGTGTGGTTAGGTTCAGGTGGTGCTGATAATTTTAGAGTAAGTAATTCATCAGGTTCAACATTATTTGAGTTAAATTCATCAGGGAATATAGTTTTACCTTCATCAAATGCAGGTATACATCTTGGCGTAACTTCAGCTACTGCATCTAATCTGCTTGACGATTATGAAGAAGGAACTTTTACTCCTGATGTAAAAAACCAAAGTTCTTCAAGTACTTTTTCTGTTAGGATTGGTAACTATGTAAAAATAGGTCGCTTGGTTCTTGCTCATTTTTATTGTGATGGTGGAAATACTGGAACAGCAGGAAGCAATTTAGTTATATCTGGACTACCTTTTACAGTAGATGCTGGTTCTGGTGCTGTACTAATTGGTAATTTTGCTTCAAATGGTAGTGGCGAAAATAATGGTGGTATTCATCAAAATTCGGGTGTCATTGATGGTGGAAGTAACATAACCACACAAAAAAGTTATTTTTCAGCAAATTTAATTTATAGAACCTCTTAATTTGATAATAAAAAGGAGATTAAAGTGTCAATTACTAAATCAACAGAAACACCAAAAATAGAAGTTGTAAATTCTTGGAACATACAAGTTGCAACTGACACTGTGATAAAAGAAAATGGTAAAGAAATTAGTAGGTCAAGACATAGGCACTACCTTACACCATACTCATCATTAAAAGGTGAAGATGGTAAGTGGACACACACAGACACCGACATAAGCAAAGAAGCTAGTGAAGTACAAGCAGTAGCAAATGCTGTGTGGACAGATACAGTAAAGGCTAACTATAAAACATTTGCAGAAAGCCAAAATACTGATGGCATTTGATGCTACCTTTATTTGGAATATAATTATTACATTAATTATAATGCCATTTGCATGGGCATTTAATAAAATGTTTGCAGAAGTAAAACGATTACAAATACTTCTCAACAAGACTAGAGAAGAATATGCATCAAAAGAAGATCTACGTCATACATCTAATCGTATTGTAGAAACACTTAATAGACTAGAAGATAAACTAGATAAGGTGCTAAGTAAGTGAGGTGACACTGTGCTTGAAATGCTAATGATTGCAAATAGTGCCTTCGCTGTTATTAAACAAACACTCGAAAATGGAAAAGATATAGCCTCAGCAGGTAATGCGATAAGTCGTTTTGTGAGTGCTGAGGATCAGCTACAGAAAGATCTCC